TGCTGTCGCCAAGAACACCGCCGATATCTCCGCACTTGCTGAGAGCTTCAATAAGCTGACCTGCCGTGCGGTCGTAGTTACCCTTATTCGCGGGGAGAAATTTGCCCTCGCGTTCCCACGACTGCATAACGTAGCCTACGTTTTCGTTCTGTTCAAAAAGGGTTTCAAGGTATGTGATGATCTGCTGTGCTGGATTCCACACAGCGGGCGAGGATATCTCCTTGCCCTCAAGCCATTTCTTATCAACGATAACATGATCGTCACGTTCTATGTAATCGTCCCATTCAAGGATATGTCCCTCGCCGCAGCCGAACGTCATACCGTTATCCTTTGCAAGCTGTACGATGGTTGCACCTGTGACGGGGTTAGCAGAGCCGTTGAAGCTTTCCCACTTTTTTTCGCATTCGCCCGTGTGATAGCGGTAGATATCGCGTCTGCTCCAGTTGTCCCAAACGCTTACGGAATATCCCTCGTATTTTAGCGCCATTCCTACATTGACCCATGTCTGATAATCCAATTCTGCCGGGTCGATGTAGGTTAAAGCTTCGTTTAAATCAATCTCGTATTCCATTATTCACCTCGGTATTCTGATGGAATTATGCTGCTGGGCACTCTCCAACCATTAGCTGCTATTCGTGTAATAAGCCTGTTTGCCGCGTCAAATGTCCATTCTCCCACGTGCTGAAAGCCTTTGTTTTCAAGCAGTCTGATTTGTTTCGGAGTTGCAAGGCCTGCGGCTTTGCGCTTGTTAAGGCGGTCAAGCAGAAGCTTTGCTTTACCCGAGCATTCTATCTCATTCGGGAATATGCCGTACTTTTCAAGCGCGTCAAGCTGCTTTTGCGACGGCGGCATCATCTCCCAGCCGAACGCGGGGACATAACTCGAAAGATCTTCTGCTTGAATGGACATTTCGAACTGCAGCGGATCCACAAGCTTTGATTTGCGCTTTTTCATTTCGGCAAGCTGCTGAGCAAGCGCCTCCTCGCGCTGTGCAACAACGTCCTCGGAAGCCTTGACTTCGGCTTCTTCTATATCTACAGGCATTCCCGCAGCGGCGATATTCTCGGTCATCTTCTGAGCAACTTCCTCGTTTTCGCAGATAAGATGTGCGGGTCTGCAAAGCTCGTGCCGCTCAGTATGCCAAAGGAAATCAAGCAAAAGGAGATGGTCTTTGCCCTCGCAAAGCCTTGTGCCTCTGCCTACCATCTGACAGTAGAGGGAACGCACCTTTGTAGGACGAAGAACGATAACACAGTCAACGGATGGACAATCCCAGCCCTCAGTCAAAAGCATGGAGTTACACAGAACGTTGTATTTACCGCTGTCGAAATCAGCGAGTATCTCTGCTCTGTCATCTGAATTGCCGTTGACCTCTGCTGCGCGAAAGCCTTTTCTGTTGAGTATCTCACAGAACTTCTGCGAGGTCTTTATGAGCGGCAGAAACACAACGGTTTTGCGGTCTGAGCAGTATTTCAGCATTTCCTCTGCTATCCCGTGCAGATACGGGTCAAGCGCGGTGTCGATATCGCTTGCCTTAAAATCTCCCGCTTGCGTAGCAACGCCCGAAAGGTCAAGCTGAAGCGGGATAGTCAATGCCTTTATCGGGGAAAGATAGCCCTCCTTGATGGCTCTAGGGAGTGTATATTCATAAGCGAGGCTGTCGAACACCTGACCGAGATTTTTCATATCACCTCTGTCGGGGGTAGCGGTCACCCCAAGCACCTTAGCGCTGTCAAAATATTTAAGTATCTTCTGATAGCTGTCAGATATGCTGTGATGCGCTTCGTCAATGATGATGGTATCGAAATGTTCGGGGTCGAAGCGTGCAAGGCGCTTTTCCCTCATGAGGGTCTGCACACTGCCAACGGTTATCCTGTTCCACGAATCAAGGCAGCTTTCCTCTGCTTTTTCTACAGAACAGCTTATGCCACAGGCTTTAAGTATCTTATCTGCCGCCTGTTCAAGCAGCTCGCCTCTGTGTGCGAGTATGAGAACGCGCTCTCCGTGTCTTACGCAGTCCTCTGATATCTTTGCAAAAACGATAGTCTTTCCGCAGCCCGTAGGCAGTACGAGCAGGGTCTTATTGTTGCCCTGCTCCCACTGCTCAAAGACCGCCGCTTTTGCCTCTTCTTGATACGGTCTTAAATTCATGATATCTTACCACTGACCGGGAGTGTACACTCCCTGAGGCGCAGCAGGCACTGTCTGAGGTGCGGAATGTACGGCGGGCTGCTGGGGTGCCGCATACTGGGGTGTGGGCGCGTACTGCTGAACAGGCGCAGGTGTGCTCTGCGTGGAAGCGTCCGCAGGATCATAAAACTTCTTGATATCGTTGGAGTCGCCTTCGCCCTTGTCGTTTTTCCAGTGACGTACATTGATCTTACATCTACCGCGCGCACCGATGATGTTGTTCCAGTTCATGCGGAGCTTTTCGCCATGCTTTTTTTGACCTATTCCCACAAAGAACGCCGAGAGCAGACCCTCGCATTTACTGTGCAGGAAAAGGTTGTGTGTAAGTTCCTGTGTTGTGCCGTCGGGCATATCCACTCTGAGTTTCACGATAGCCTTAGGACAAGGCGGCAGCTTTTCGCTTCCCTCGTGTCTGCCGCGTTCAAAGCCTGATACCGTGAATGTGTAGTCGCCTTCGGGAATAATGACGAAGTCGCTGTCCTTTTCAATTTCGTCGTCCCATGCAAATTCTCTGTCAAAAACTTCTGCCATAATGATTGTCCTCCATTAAAAAAATATTTTCTTTTGGGATTTCCTCCCTTGCCGATTTTAACATAGGGTCTGATGCAAAAAACTGCATTATCTGTTTTCAAGTATCATCTGATGCACCTTGTCCCATGCGCCTATAAGTACGCCGTTTACAAAGTCCATAGGATAGTCTTTTATGGGCATATCTGCCGGAAAATAGCCTTTCATGCTTACAACTTTGCATATTTCTTCCTCGGTAACGCCGGTTGCTGTCATGAGTTCTGCAAGCGCAGGGGGTACATTCGCCGCAGACGCTTCATTCAGCGTTTCAGGAAACTGCTGCTCATAATACTCCGCAGGAGGCTCTGTAGGGAGCGGAACGGGATAGCTTTCATTTACAGCAGATATTGGCGCGGCCTGAACAGGCTCGATGATATGGCGTATCTGCTCATAGTCCATCGGGATCTCCTCGGGAAGACCGTGCCTGTTCTTGGCGTCCCAGCAAGGGTGATGCGAGGTGTAAATAACTCTCCTGCCGCCTTGTGCCTTATGCTTTTTTCCTTCCTTATCAACTGCAACGGAAAGGGTCTTGTAATTTGCAAACAGCACCATATCCGCCCATTCCTTTACAAGAGGAGCAATAAGGTTGGTAGTCTTTTTGCCAAGCTTCAGCTCCCAACGGTCATATGCTCCCATTTCGTCGGGCTGTTCGAATTTGCGCAGAATAGCATGAGCTGTCAGCACCACATTGATGCCGCTTTCAACAACCTCGCCGAGAAGATTGAGAAAGCGTCCAAACTCCTCTTTTTCATAAACATAACCATTACCGTAGCCGAAATCCTCAATGCCGTTCTTGCCGTGCTGCTCGCATACAGCGGTGATGCAGAGTGCTTCTGCCCAGTCTGCTGTGTCAATGATAAGAGAACGGCAAGGCTTGTGCTGCTTAACATATTCAACCTGTGCTTTCAGCATTGCCCATGAAAGCGGTTTATCCATTCGTGCAACGTCCATATCGCTTGTGCTGCCCTCGGTGTCGATAAAGATCGCGTCGGGGAATTTAGCCGCAAGACTGGATTTGCCTATACCCTCAGGACCGTAGATGACTACTTTCTTTGCGTGATGAAGCTTTCCTTTTGTGATATTCATTAGAATGTACCTGCCTTCCATGTTGTAGGCTGCTCAGCAGGAGCAGCGTTCTTTCCGTCCTCGATAATTATACTGCACTCGCCGCCCGTGCTTACTCTTGTAGCGATGACCTGCAAGCCCTCCTGCTCAAGCCATGCTCCGAACTCCGCGAGAGTGTCTGTATCCATCTGT